ATCACATCTTCAAAAGAGATAAAGATCACATTGATGAAGAGTTTAACGAAGAAGAAACTGAGGGTGTGCCTTGTGAGCACTACTCTGACAAGATTGCTGAAGAGATTAAGGCAAGCATTGACAATCAAAAGCCTCACATCTCTGAAATCTTGAATCTGCATTTCAATCTTGGGTATAGGGCAGTGGACATTAGCAAGCTCGTAGAGAGTACGCAAGTTGCTGTCAATCAAATCATTTATCGTTTCCGTACTGAACTTAAAGAGAGGTATCAGAATGGTGGATCGTTACAAGCCTGAGCTTGGTGAGGATTGTACAATTAATCTGGTTTTGGTGAACGACTTTGATTTTGAAGGTGAGGAGCTTGTTAAGCTGGAAGACTATTTCAATGATGTAGATCAGCGTGAGGAACAAATCTGGAACTTGAATGACGAGATTCAAGATATGGTCTTTGAGCTTCGTAAGAAAGACGATGAGATTCGTATGCTTGAAGCAGAGCGTGATGCTCTTCTAGCACAACTAGTTAACCCCGTCTAATGCGGATTCGTGTATGGGACAGTGAGGCAAATGGACTTCTTGATACAGTAACTACGGCGCATTGTGGTGTGTTCAAGAGTCTGGATGGGAAGGAGGTTGAGAAGTTTGACAATCAACAAATCCCTGAGATGCTTCGCTTCCTCGACACATGTGACGTAATCATTGGACATAACATTATTGGGTATGACTTCCCAATGCTCAAAAAGGTGTATGGATATGTGTACAAAGGCAAGAAGGTTGACACGCTACTCATGTCGCGTGCTCTTAATCCGGATCGTATGCTCCCTCCTAACGCTATCATTCGGTCTGCTGGTCCTCATAGCATATATGCTTGGGGGGTGCGTGTCGGAGTTGATAAACCAGAGCATGAAGATTGGGATGTTTATTCTCCAGCAATGTTACACCGGTGTACTGAAGATGTGGAAATCAATCGGCTCGTCTACCACGAACTGATGAAGGAAGCCGCATCCTCCGGTGGCAAATGGAGAGATGCATTTCTCCTGACTTTCAAACTATTCGAAAATCTCCAAGAACAGGAACAGTACGGCTGGCTTGTAGATCAAGAGCTAATGGCTCAACACATCGTCACATTGACAAAGATGATGGATGAGATTGATGAACAGGTTAAGCCTCTATTGCCCTTGGTACTGGAGATTGAAGAATATAAGAAGCCCGGAGGATATACATATGCGGCAAAGCCTTTCAAGCAAAGTGGTGAATACTCCGAGCAAAGCCGTAAATGGTTTGAACCTGATCGGATTCATGTTGTTGGCGGTCCCTTTAGTCGTATTAGTTTTAGGCGCACTAATCTAGATAGTCGTAATGAACTTGTAGATTTTCTGTTGAGGGCAGGATGGGAACCGAAGGAGTGGAACACAAATGATGCTGGTGAACGAACAAGCCCAAAGCTTTCAAAGGACGATCCCTTTGAGGGCGTCGAAGGCGAAGCTGGTCAGCTTGTTGCGAAGCGTGTCCAATGCCGACATAGACGCTCTCTCCTTGAAGGACTCCAAGCTCTTGTCCGACCAGATGGACGAATTGGCAGCGCTATTGCGGGTATGGCTGTCACAGGACGAATGCAACACAGAAACATCGTCAACATCCCAGCAGCCAAATCCTTCTTCGGAAAAGAGTTGCGAAGCATCTTTACTTGTCCTCCCGGAAGAGTATTGGTCTCAACCGATTCCGACCAAAACCAGCTTCGACAGTTGGCTGCAAGAATGGGGGACCAAGCGTACCTTGACGCAATCATAAAGGGACGTAAGGAAGACGGTACAGACGTTCATACGTTGGCTCAGAAGATGGCTGGTCTGGATACTCGTGACAATGCCAAGACATTTCAATATGGAGTGTTATTCGGGGCAGGGGATGCCAAGACAGGAAAGATTGTTAATGGCTCTGCTGCACATGGTAAGGCATTGAAAGAGAAGTTCTTCAAGAACCTGCCAGCTATTAAAGACTTGCTAGACAGGCTTGTTGAGGAATGGAGAAAGACAGCCAAGAGAAAATACAATCCGCAATGGAACCGTTGGGAGTATTACGACGGATATATCATTGGACTGGATGGTCGTCCAATCAAAGTGTCTTATGAACACCAGCTTCTGGTGTATCTGCTTCAGTCGGATGAAGCTATTCAAATGTCAGCAGCGTACAACTGGACGATTGCTAAACTTAAAAGAAAGTATCGATATGGTGAACAGGTGTTCGCTGTCTGTTTCTACCATGATGAATATACATTTGAATGTGACGAAGACATTGCAGAAGATGTAAAGAAGATAACTGAAGAGGGTATTGCTTGGGCTGGACGGTTCTACAATATCCAATGTCCACATGTCGGTCAAGGAAAGATCGGCTTAAACTGGTTCGAGGTTCATTGATGACCGTAGGTGAATTGATTACTTTGCTTAGACAATTTGATAAAGACCTTCCCATTGTACCTATTCAATATTATGGAGAGGGCACACGAGAAGAATTGTCTGAACCAGAACTTAATGAATACGGTGAGGTAGAAATTTAATGACTAACGCTGAATTGATTGAGAAGCTACAGAAGCTTCCACAAGATGCAGAGGTGGTGTTGGTTGATAAATTTCACGAATACGGAAATTTCTCTCCAATCACCGCACATAGCGAAAAAGAAGAAAACACTGTAGTTATCTATTTCGAATAAGGAAACCTAATGGGAATTAATGCAGGCGCAGTTAAAGGCAAAGGTCGTGCAGAAAGCAACTTTGCAGAGAAGCAGGAAGATTTGGATGGTGTTTATCCGGCACGTCTGGTGCAGGTGATTGATCTTGGTTTGCAACCTCAGCGTGACTTCCAAGGCGCTCCAGTTGCACCGAAGTATAGCGTCTATTTCACATTTGAACTGTGTGACACGTTCATGCTTGATAAGGACGGCAAGGAGCTTGAGGACAAGCCCCGTTGGGTGAGCTATGAAATTCCTCTTCATCCGATTGTTGCTGATCGTGCGAAGAGTACGAAGCTGGCTGCTGCTCTTGATCCGGATAGCCTCCTGAATGGGGATTTTAGCCAGATGGTGGGCTTCCCGTTGAATGTCAGTCTCACCACAACTCACAAGGGAGAGAAGACGTTCATTAACGTTGTAGGCGTTTCTCAGATGCGTGCCAAGGATGCAGCGAAGCTTGAGGAGTTGAAGAATCCTACGAAAGTGTTTGATCTGGATAAGCCCGATCTGGATGTATTCAACTCTCTGCCTGACTGGCTGAAGAATAAGATTAAGGGGAACCTTGGTTATGCGAGCAGCAAATTGCAAGCGCTATTGGGCGATGCCGATAAGGACGAAGCTCCGAAGGAAGAACAAGTTCCGAAAAAGGAAGGTAAGAAGCCTGATCCAATTCCTGAACCTAAAGAAGAGGCAGGTGCGGACGATGATGCGCCGTGGTAATGCAATGTGACATTAATGGTTATGAAGACTTGTACGAGATAAACACTCTGGGCCAAGTCTTCTCCAAAGAGAAATGGGTAGCGAGACGAGGGCGCAACAATCGTATTCATCTTATTTTCCGAGAAAGGAAAGAGCTAACGTGGAAGAAAAGGGGAGAGTACCCCGGCGTTGCTCTTTACAATCAAGAAGGTAAAAAGAAAAATTTTAATATTCATCGTCTAGTGGCTGAACATTTTCTGCCAAATCCATATAATCTCCCTGAAGTAAATCACAAAGATGAAGATAAATGGAATCCATTAGTAGAAAATTTAGAATGGTGTTCTAAAAGCTACAATCAAGAATACTCTAAGGCAAAGGAATATAAATTCATCAATCCAGAGGGGGATGAAGTTACGATTGTTAATTTAACAAAGTACTGCCGTGAAAACAATTTGTCACAAGGCATGTTGGTAAGAGTTCACGGTGGTTTTCGAAAATCTCACAAAGGTTGGAGGAAATCATTCAGTGCTTAGTGGATGCAGACGTACTTTCGTACGAGATCGGGTTCGGTGCTGAGACAGCTTATAAGGGGTCCCATCCAGATGGTGATGGGATTCCCCACTGGAACACCGTAGAAGACATGCTGGAGAAACGAATCCAGTACATTGAGGAACAATGTGAAGCAACTGAACCATCAATCATGTTCTTCACAGGAAAGGAGAATTTCCGAAATGCTATTGCGAAACGCACTCCGTACAAGCAGAGGGCGGGAGTTAAACCAACTCACTGGCTTGGAATCCGATTGTACCTGCAATCCAGCTATGAATTTAGACTTGTGGAAGGTCTTGAAGCAGACGATCTTATGTCGATTGAACAAACTTCTAGAATCGAACTACGAGATTCCATTATCTGCACTAGAGATAAAGATTTGCGAGCAGTTCCTGGATGGCATTACGGATGGGAACTTGGGGCGCAGCCTTCGTTCGGGCCAAGATTTGTTTCTGGTTACGGAACTATATGTCTTAGTGACAACAGGCAGAAAATTACGGGATTTGGATTGAAGTTCTTCCTGTCTCAATGTCTCACTGGTGACGTAGTAGATACTGTTCCGGGCTTGCCTAAGTGTGGGCCTGTAGCAGCCTTCGAAGCTCTGGTTGATACCAAGACATACACCGAGGGCTTGGAGGCCGTTGCAGAGCTTTATGACAAGCGCTATGGGCATTCTGGCGTACAGGAACTAACCGAGCAGGCACAGCTTCTCTGGATGACTAGAGAATTGGATAGCGATGGTGCTCCCAAGCTTTGGAATATCTGGGAGACATATGACTGAGAGGAATGGAGGGCAATGGACGGAAGCAAGATTCAACAGCTTTGTGAAGAGCGCTCTGAGAGCAGCCAGCAGGAAGTGGCCTCCGAAATACGAGACGATAAACTCGGCCCTTGTGGGGCAAAAGACGAATGTTGCATCTGGACGGTTGGCGAAGCATTATCGGTGCGCTGCTTGCGAAGGCGATTACCCGGCTTCTCAAATCCAAGTGGATCATAAAATCCCAATCATTGATCCCACTGTAGGATTCACAAGCTGGGATGACGTAGTAAATAGAATGTTCTGTGAGAAAGAAAATCTCCAAGTGCTTTGTACCGAGTGTCACTCCTTAAAAACAAAGGAAGAAAGATCGAAGAAAAAGAGTGGGAAAGATTCGGATACACCGAAGAAGAATGGAAAGGATTCCACAAAAGCAAAAGATGGCGAATAAGGAATCCTGAGAAAAGCAAACAGTGCATGAAGAACTGGGTTGAAAATAATCCAGAGAAACGAAGAGAATCTACTAGGCGCTCCCAATTGAAACACTCTTACGGCATTACTCCAGAAGAGTACAACGAAAGGTTGGAAGACCAAAAAGGCTTATGCAAAATTTGCGGTACGGATAAGCCAACTGGTAAATGGAAAGTGTTTGCTGTAGATCATTGCCACTACACAGGCCGTGTACGTGGTTTGCTTTGTAATGAATGCAATCGTGGTATTGGCTTGCTGAGAGATTCAGCAGAACTTCTCCGTAAAGCTGCGGATTACCTCGACAACAACTAAAGGATTAATATGAGTTATTACAAGGGCTTCAGCCTTTTCGACGATCTTGACAATGCTAATGACCGTGCTGTGAATCGGGGCCGTATTATGGCTAATATTGTAGTGGATCATCAACGTGATGGGAAGTTTAGTCCTAAGGGGATGGCACTAAGTGGCGGATACATGCGATCGATTCCATCAGCAGAACGCAAAGCAGCACTTTCAGAGTTTGTTAAGGCTATGCGAAAGGAAGGATTTGTGTTGGGAGGAACTAAGGAAGCTCAAGCAGCAGCTATTGAAGGAGCAATTAATGGCCGTTGATAAATATGATGCAGGAAAACTGCCTCTCGATCTTCTTGATCCAACTGCGCTAGAAGGACTGGCAGCAGTATTGCAATTTGGGGCCAATAAATATGCTGCGCATAACTGGCGTGGTGGTCTCAGCTATAGCCGTCTTATTGCTGCTTTACTTCGCCATTCGTTCGCTATATTGAAAAGGGAGTATATCGATAAGGAATCCGGTCTCCCCCATATCGATCACGTTGGTTGTTGCTGGATGTTTCTCAGTAACATGATGAAGACCCGTCCTGATCTGGACGATCTGCATAAACCAATGCCCGCTATCATTCAGGAATAAATATGGCCCAATATATTGGAACGATGGAACAGACAGTGGATATGATTCATAAGGGGCTTAAACAACAGCTTCAGGATCAAATCTATTATAAGTTGATGGATGAAGCTAAGGCCGTTATCAAAGAGGTAGCGGCTCAAGAGGCTGAGAAATGTATCAAAAACATCACTGCTTGGCGCAATGTAAGCAAAGACACAATTGAATTGCACATCCAATTTGGAGAAAATAAAGTTGACTAAGCGATATATCGTAATTCCAGATAGCCAGATTAAACCAGATGAAGATGTTTCGTTCCTTAATTGGATTGGTAATTACATTGTTGACCATAAGCCTGATGTTGTTGTTCATCTTGGGGACTTCTGGGACATGCCTTCTCTTTCTAGCTACGATAAAGGGAAGCGACAGTTCGAAGGGCGCCGATACAAGAACGATGTAGAAGCTGGCAACTATGCATGGGATGTTCTCAACCAACCCATTCGTGATGAGGTTGATCGACTACAGCGTAACAAGAAGAAGGCTTGGAATCCTGAGCGACATTTCCTTACAGGCAATCATGAACAACGAATCCAACGAGCAGTGGATAAGCAGGCAGAGCTTGAAGGCGTTATTGGCTATTCAGATCTTGCTGCAACTAATGATGGTTATTGGAATGTGCATGACTTCCTTAGCCCTGTTATATTGGACGGGATCGCTTTCAATCATTATTTCGTCACTGGCCTTGCGGGTCGTCCTTCTGCGACTGCTAATGCCCAATTGAACAAACAGCATATGTCCTGTATCGCTGGACACCAGCAAGGCTTTCAGATTGCGTCTGCCTATCGTGCAGATGGGACGCGTATAACCTCCATCATCGCAGGAAGCTGTTATATGCATGATGAAGATTATATGGGTCCGATGGGTAATAAGCACTGGCGTGGCATCCTCGTACTGAACGAGGTCACCCCTGAAGGCCAATTCGACATTATGCCCGTATCCCTCACGTATCTTCAAAAGAAATATAATTAATGGCAGAATACAATGGAATTAGACTCAAGCTTGAACGGGACGCCAACTTTAACACCCAAGGGAAGGCGTTGGTTAGCAAATATTATTCGGACGGCAGAGAAGGAATCCAAAAAGCCATTGCACGTGCCGCTTACAACTTTAGCTATGGCGATATCGAACTTGCCCGACGTATCTATGATGCGGCAAGCAACCATCATTTCTTCTTTTCGTCACCAGTTTTCTCAAATGCTGTGGACGGACATTGGGAAACGAATGGACGACATACAAGCAAAGAGTTCTGGAGCAACACAGAAGAAGCAAAACTAGAGCGTAAAGCCGCGTGGGTGGGCCTTGAACCTAAGGCCATGCCCATTGCCTGTTTTGCTGCATTCGTAGAAGATACAATTCAAGGGCAGATTGATGCTGCATCAGAGCTTAGCTTGCTTAGTGTTATGGGTGGGGGCACTGCTCTTCATTCGCGCATTCGTGCGGTGTCTGATAAAGCTCCAGGTCCTATCCCCTACTTCAAGACAGTGGATGGCATCATGGGGTATTACCGACAAGGTAGGACCCGTAGAGGTAGTACTGCCCTATATCTTGATATTAGTCATCCTGATATTGTAGAGTTTATTGATATGCGTCGGCCTAGTGGGGGCGACAATGCACGTAAGATTGATAATCGACAAGGGGTTCACAATGCAGTTAACATTACTCGTGATTTTCGAATTGCTGTGGACAATGATGAAATGTGGAGGCTACGATGCCCTCACTCTGGTGAAGCTGTCGATTCAATCAGGGCTAGAGAGCTTTGGGAACGTCTCCTTGAAGCTAGGGAGTTAACTGGTGAGCCTTACCTTTGGTTTATTGATGTTGCTAACGATGCTATGCCTCCTAGCCAACGTCTATTGGGGCTCCGTAATTTTGGTTCTAACCTTTGCTCTGAGATTGCGCTCCCTACTTCTCCCGATCGCACTTTTGTGTGCTGTCTGTCTAGTCTTAATCTAGAGAAATATGATGAGTGGAAAGACACAACCCTTGTTGCCGACCTTGTTCGATTCCTCGATAATGTTGTTCAATGGTTTATTGACTACGCCCCCTCTGGATTGGCCCGTGCTACTTATTCAGCACAGCGAGAACGTGCTCTCGGAATTGGAGCAATGGGGTTTCATAATTATCTAATGTCGAAAGGTATTCCCTTTGAATCTGGAGGTTTTAACAGTGCAGCCCAACACAACAGCATTCTCTTTAATCACATCCATCGTCTTGGACTTGAAGCTAGTGAGCGACTTGCTACAGAGCGTAAAGAATGTCCCGACATGGAAGGGAGCGGCAGGCGTAACTCTCATATCTTTGCTATTGCTCCTAATAGTAATTCCTCTGTCCTTTGTAATACGTCTCCTTCTATTGAGCCAATCGCTAGTAACGCGTACACTCAGAAAAGTCGCGCTGGCGTCTTTCTCGTAAAGAACAAATGGCTAGAACCTATATTGGAGAAATATGGGCAGAATAACGATGCAGTATGGAACTCTATCGTTAAGAATGACGGAAGCGTACAGCATCTCCATTTCCTGTCTGACCAAGAGAGAGCCGTATTCAAAACTGCTTGGGAGATCGATCAACATTGGTTGGTTGAACATGCTGGTGCAAGGCAACCGAACATCTGTCAGGCGCAGTCTCTCAATCTGTTCTTCCCGCCGGGTTCTGATCGGGCTTACATTAACTCGGTACATCTTAAAGCAATGAGGGAAGAGAAGGTTAAATCACTTTACTATTTCAGAACAGGATCGGCTATGAAGGCTGATACGGTTAAATCAATCAAGAGGGTGGTGCTGAATGAACAGAGCGCTACTGCTTGCCTAAGCTGTGAGGGCTGATGAGCCTACTAGAACAAAGCAAGAGCTACGTACCTTCCTATCCCAAGCTTGTAGAAATCACCCTCCAGCATGAGCGTGCTCACTGGGGGGAATGGGAAGCCAAGCTTCAACAGGATGTAGAACAATGGAAACGAAATGAAATCAACGCAGATGAGAAACGATTCATCAGCAGTGTTCTCCGACTTTTCACGCAATCAGATGTTGCAGTTGGAGGCGATTATTACGATTGTCTCATCCCAGCTATCCGGAATAATGAAGCGCGGAATATGCTTGGAAGCTTCGCCGGAAGAGAAGGAGTACATCAACGAGCTTACGCGCTCCTTAACGACACACTTGGATTTGGCCAAGACTTCTATACGGAGTTTCTTAAATTCAAGGGAATGAAGGACAAGATGGACTGGATGGAGGACATGGACAATAGTTCTGTGAAAGCTCTGGCCAGTTCTATTGCCAAGCAGGTGATGTGCGAAGGAGTGTGTCTGTTCAGCAGCTTTGCAATGCTATTGAACTTCTCTAAGCGTGGGCTTCTGTTGGGGATGGGGGATGTAAATCAATGGAGTGTAAGAGATGAATCTATCCACGTGGCTGGACTTGGTGAACTGTTCCGAATCCTCTGTGCTGAAAATCCACAAATGGTTAACGATGAATTCAAGAGGACAATCTACCAAGCCGCTCGTGATTGTGTTAAGCTCGAAGACCAGTTCATTGATGAGGTCTTTTCGGGGATCACCAACGGAATTGGAGAGACAACTCCGGAATCTTCTAAACAATATATCCGATCAGTCTGTGACTACCGCATGGCTCAACTCGGATTCAAGCCTGAATATAATGTTGACAATCCCTACGAATGGATGGATTGGATTACTAGTAGCTCTGCAATCGAAAACTTTTTTGAATCTAATACTACAGGGTACAGTAAGAACTCAATGACTGGAGAATTTAGTAATGGCTATTAGGATCGAAGGTGGTTGTGTTCAAATCAATAAGGATACATGGCGATACATCGTAGCAAACAATGATAATCCGGGTGGGATCATTTACGTCTTCACTGCGAATCAGGTGCCCCAGCTTGGGGATGAGATTAATGGCGGTGTGCTTGTACCACGTTCGGAAACAACTGACCAGCTTCATGGGCTTCCTAATACTAGTCCAGTTCCGATTATCAACAATGATCCGGGATTTCAAGCTAAGAAACAAACGTTCCGTACTGAGAAGTGGGGACGAGATATCGAACCTCTGTAAAAAGAAAACCCCCAAAGGATGTTGAGTCCAATGGGGGTTATTTTTATGCCTTCCTGCCGTGGTCTTTGAGATGATGCTTATTACGAGCACGGTTGACACTCTTAGACTGCACTCGTAGATTGCTCTTGTTGTTGTTAGCCGTATTCATGTTCTTATGATCTACGTCCTTTCCGTCTCCCTTAGATACCTTCCCTGCCTTTTCCATCTTGCGCCTAGCCGCATTCCTCTCAGCCCTGCGCTTCTTCTGGAGTGGTGACGAGTTGTACGCTCGTTGTCGCTTACTGTCAGCCGTAGCTCCAGCTTTATATTCCCCCTTCTTAGCCACTCTTCTTATTCCCTTTATATCGATTACCGTGTCCAGTGGTGGTTTTGCCATTGTGTGTCTTAAGAGCCCATGCAAGAATCTTCTTGGCATTGTCAGTGGAGATGTTCTCCTTCTTTGCCATACTCTTGACAGCAGAGGCTGTGGACATATGTTTCTTAGCCAAGGATTTTCCTCACATATTTTTGAGTTTCAAGAGGGATATAATTCTTCCAATCCCCACCAGTTGCGCTAGCGCGCGCTACAGCTTTCTCAATACGTCCCGGACCTGCATTGTAAGCGGCAACAGCCTGCTCCTGATTACCACCGAAGTTCTTAAGCATAGCGTTGAGATAGTCTCTGCCAAACCGGATGTATTCATCTTGCGTATGATTTTGAATAGGGGTAACACCATAGCCCGGATTCTCTCCAGTGTTGGGAAGCACTTGGGTGATGCCCTGTGCTCCCTTGTTGCTGGTTAGAAGGTTGCCATTAGCGTCTACATGCTTGCCAGCACTCTCCGTATTAACCAGACGGGAGAAGATATCTCCAAAGCCTAGGAGGCTCTTCTGAGGGCTTGTAGAGGGCTGTACAATCACATCAGGTTTCTTGTTATTGGTGATAGCTGCAATATCTGAAGCATCACTGTCCCACGGCATCTTGATGTTTGAAGCTGCTTGAACAGCAGACTGTGCTGCATTGGATACAAGATTGCCAGCCTTGCCAGCTAGGTCTTGCCAAGAGGCGCTCCACGGACCATCTTCCGGGAACGCACTCGTTGTCGTATCAGTGTTATTTTGATCCATTGTCTTTGACAGTCCAGTTGTTACGATCAGCCCAATCACCAGAGCCGTTCCAAGTGTACGTCTTACCGTCTTGCCACTTAATAGCTTGACCCGGCTTAACAGGGAATAGTTGAGGAAGGAGAGCATATTTAGAATTGTCCCACTCTTTCTGATAATCGGTAGAGCCGTTCATATGGCTTCCCAATCGAACAAGAGTGTTCATCCCTTGGGAGGCAGTACGAAGATTATCAGCAACAGCTTGAGCCGCAACTGTGTCCTGCGGACTCAATCCCTTACGTACAACAAACGACACACCAGCACCAGTGAATTGAGCATCAATGGCACGGTTAAGAGGAATATTACTATCTGGCAGAGAGCCTTGAAGCTTGCTACCAACTGCCTGAGTTACTGCTGGTTCATACAGCATCTGGAAGGTCTTCTTAGCCGTCTGAGCAGCCACAGGATCGATTGCTCCGTTCTGTACAAGGTAGGCATACTGCGGGCTGGAGAAGAACTCTGCAAGCCCCTTAAGACGGTCTGGAGTGGCTCCTTGATTGAGAAGCTGTCCAGTTTGAGCAAGAACGTTGTTCACCGTGTTATTAACTTCCACAGCACCTCTAGCTGTATCCTGCATCTTCCCACCACGAAGCTGATCCGTAGCATACTTCAGCGTCTTCAAAGCATCACCTTCTACTTCCGGATTGCCTGCAATTGGCGCTACAAATCCACCCGGAATACCATCCTTAGTTCCAACCTGTGCAGCAGAACTCAGAGCCTTCATCGTAAGCCTAGCTCCAGTGGAGAAAGCCAGAGGGTTCTGATTACCACCAAGCAATTGAGATGTAGCAGTGAAGCTCTTAATCTCGGGATCACCAAGATAGACAAGCTTCTGACGAGCTATAATCTCATTCACCTGAGCAGTAGCATTCTCGCTTTTGGTCTTAGGGTCAAGCTGCTTGTTGAAGATCTCATACGTTTGATCGAACATCTGTTTGTACGGAGAAGCATCAATCTGCCCTGAAGCAGCAATAGCTTGCAATGGGCCATTGATTTGATTACGGATATTCTGCAATTGAATCTGAGCAGCTTCCGGAGTCATCTTGCCAGTGTTAACTTGATCCACCAGAGACTGAGCCTGAGCATTGAATGCACCGAAGTTGCTGCCAGCCAGTTCATTCACAGTCTTAATGGCGAACAGCTTATTGTCTCGGTCGGTCTGCCCTTGGTTGTACGTATTCGTAGAACGTTCGAATTCAATACGAGCCTTCTGTTGCTCCCAAGCTTTCTGTGCTTGGAGATTCGCCTGAGCAGCACCCCAAATAGTCTGGCGCTGTGGCTGAGACATAGTGGGAGAGATGTAATAACCTTGTCCGATAGCCTGATTGTCATTAGCTTCAGCAATATGCTGTTCCTGAGAACGCTGGCTCTTGAGAGCTTCTTCCGTATCCCCTTGTCCAGTAGTAGCCTTGAATACGCTATTAAGGCTGGAGAACTTATCTGCAAGCTGGGGGTAGTTAGCCAATGCTTCCGAATAGATTGCTCCACTACGGACATGAGCTTCTTGAGCCGTCATAGTTCCTTGCTGGACAGCTTGGTTAATCACATTCTGTTTATTAGCTACGTCACCAAGAATAGCGTTCTGAAGCTTGGTTTGCTCAGTTGCTTGATACGTCTTAATACCTTCTCCAAGCAGGTTAGCAATATTGCCTACGGCCTTATCGAATAGCCCGCCATCAGAGACATTATTCACTTGTGTTACTACAGGCTGGTCGCCCGCCCCCGAAGGGGCAGACAGACTAGCTGATTGGGCGCTATAATCGGCCATTATTATTTACCTTCCTGTTGATCTAGAAGTTCTTGAGAGTCTTTTGCAAAATCAAGAGCTTGCTTCATCTGTGTCTTAGTAGCGTCATCCCAAGGACCACGATCAATCTGATCCTTGTAATCCGTCATACCGGGGAGATTGAAGCTACGAAGCATTGACTTAGCCAGTCCTGCATCTTGTCCTGCTGCATCATAAGCAAACTGTTTCTGGATGATCTGGAGCGCTACAGGATCATTGTCGTAGATCATCATAGCCGCGCCAGCAATCTGATTCAGTCGTTCGATATCTGGAGTGTTTCCACCAGCGTAAGCATCAGCGTAGAACTTCTTGATATCGTTATACTTAGCCAGCACATCATCCTTATGCTTCTTGGAGTCTTTGCTAATTTCCTGAGAGAGATCAAAGCTCTTGGCTTGCTGTTCACTCTGGAAGCCGAATGCTTGAGCAATAGCATCACCAGTAGTTGTTTTCTCATCCAGAAGCGCACCATACTTATCTCGTTGCTCACCAGCCTTCTGCATCAGATAAGCCTTCTGTGCGTTGTTCCAACCTGACGACAGCTTGGCTACACTATTAACCGTATCCAGAAACTTCTCTGGAGTGGTACGATTGTCATACGGCTGTGGAGAAAAGACAGCAGACATTTGTTTGAATGCATCAGCAAACCGGTTACTCACCAGAGAGCCTACAGGGCTGCTGTTGAATAGCGGCATCAAACCACCAGTAGTAGCAGCAACAAACAGCTTGTGCCACCCATCCAACTGGTACGGATTGAGAGCGCTGAAGTCTACATCATGCGTTCCCGGAAACAGCTTCTGGAGCGTATGGTTGTAAGCTGTAGCCACAATCCCATCAGTAAGCCACTTCTTCGTATCAGGGTCGCTATCGGGAAGGAAGTTAAATCCCATTGCGTTAGCCACCTTATCGATACCAACACCCCATAGCAACAAATCTCCCACCAGCATACGAGCTTTGACAGTAGGATCAAGACGACGATTGGTGAACTGAAGGAATGCCTTATGAGGCATCTGCATAAACTGGAGGAGGGCAGAAGCAGCCCCTTGGTTATATGGCATATCCCCAGCAGCATTCATATCGTACGTCAGAGCACGAATCTCATCATGCATCCGCTGGACAACATCTGTATCCTTCAGATTACGACCAAGAGCCTTATACCTGTCGTACACAGCAGCACTGTGAGCCACAATGTTAGCCAGTTCGCCATTATCGAAACCAATACGGCGAGTAAGACCAACACTAGAAGCAAATCCACGAGTAACGGCGTTCCCTTCATCTGCCAACGTATTCAGAACAGAGCCACCGAGATTGTGATGCTTCACAGCTTCAGTGAAACCACTCTTATCCATGAAGTTGGTAAACTCAGTAGCTGCACGACCAAGGGAGTGATTGCCGTAGTATTCCATCATCAGCTTGGGAACACGTCCAGTAATCAAACCCGTAGGATTGTACGAAGTAATACGCCACGCCTGTACCGCCTGAGTGAACACCTGACGAAGAGGGTTAGTAGCCAGATAGGCTGCAAACACAGTCTTACGAGGGGCATTGGCAATGTCTACTCCAGCAGCCCCACGAAGGGCACGTTCACCAAATGCGCTATGAGCACCAACAGCATCAGCCATCTGATTAAGGACAGCTTTGTAGCCATCGTTCATTGAATTGATGTATCCGCTACGGAGCCAACTAAGATATTCCCAAGTGGTACGTGCATCAGCTACATCCTTGCTCTGACGCTCACCAACCAATCCAATCTCTGCTGCACTCTGAGGAAAACGAGCATTGCCGTATTTATCCTTGGGCAGAACACGTTCATATTGCTTCATGAATCGTTCAACACCAGTGTCAATCACATTCCTCATCACAGTACGCCCTGAGATTGATTTAGCGGCTCTCTCAGCGCTTAGGGCAGGGTGTTCAATGTACCCCATATCCCCAAGGTGGTTAAGCCCACTAGCGTCCTGTAGAAGCTGCCCACGATGCCTCTGAGCAATACGCCCACTAGCCGATTCAATATCCCAATGCTCATCCGTGTTGTACCGATAGCCACGGTCATCATTGCGAATCTTATAGCTTGCTCCGGGCTGGTTAGCTTGCATACGCTTAACGAATGCTTCAGCTTCCTTTTGATCCCCAGCTACAGCTACAGTACGAATCTTCTTCCCAGCATTATCCAGTTCATCTACGAACTTGGCTGCTTTGTACGTCAGGGTGAAATAGCCCTCACGTTTATTGAGCGCCTTATCAGAATCCCTGAGAGCACGTGTGTACTCAGTAGGAGTGTTGCGAACAATCATGTGCTCCGTAGTGGTGCCATTGAAAGCAGCCGGTCTACGAAGACGTGCAATCGTACCACCCTTGTTGTACAAATCGTCTAGCTCACCCTTTGAAAAAGAACGGACAGCATCAACGGCAGGGTCATAGAATGAAGTGACGGCAGGAGAACGACCAATAGGCCGTGCAAAAAGCTCTGCATTCTGGTTCTTAAAATACTCATAGCCTTGGTTCCTCAATGAACGAACGAGATCAAGATTCTCCAGATAGTGGTGATCGTCCCAGAAAGAACGCCACTTACGAATAGCATCCACTTCACTGGAGCTAAATCCACGAGAAGCCAAATCAGCTTTATCAAAAGCAATGCCTTTAAAGTTCGCTTCCCGAATATAGTCATTGATTGCAGCCTGTCTTGCAGGCTTAAATGTCTTCACTGTCTTAGCGAAGTCTTCAGCCTTAGCCATCAAAATACGTTCAAAACGAGCGCCGTAGTCTTTAGCAACAACTGCCGGACCCGTAAGAACCTGATGAAGAGAAGAAGCTGCATCAAGGACATATCGCTGTACTGAACCCCGATCTTTGAAATGAGTACCAGCAAACCTGTCAAACCAATTCCGTTTAACATCCAGTTGGCTGAAGAACTGTCCTTCCGGGTCTCTCATATTAATATTGGAAGGGAGTTCGAAATTTGTATCCACTTTAACTTTATAGTCGCCCGGAGGAAGCTGGCTGCCACCATGTTGCTCATTAACCACT